AAGGTTATCGTTGTGTATCCTGGATATGATTACTATCACATGTAATTCAAAGTTATTCGTGTTTTTATATACACCGATGAACATTTCACAAGTTTCGGAAAATGGGACAAACCGCCTAATGGCTGTTTGCCTTTTTAAACCTTTGTGCATTGAAATTGCACATGGTAACGTTGCCTTTTCACTCATTTCACGCCCACTTGTGGGCGTTTTGAATGAGAAAAGGTGTAAAAGTTATAAATTGATTTATAGCCAACGTTGCCCTTGAAACTCTAGTGGGACGCTCTAAAGATACCCATTTTTGCAAGTTATAAAATCTTCAAGTGTGTAAAAATGGATACAAAACCGTAGATATCTCTATCTGTCTGTTTGAAATTGATAAATGCATGCTTTATATTTTGCATGTATTTATAATGTAAATTTTGAAGAATACTATTACTGTGAATAGAATTAGTACATGAGTGATTCATATAACCATATCATATTATTTCTTGCAGGTAAAGACACTATTGTTAATGCAGACAAAGCGTGAAATGTACCTAAAATCCTGTATTCACGATCAATACCAGTAAATATGATGTCTTCCATGGTTCGTAAACATAGACAGCGTATCTCGTCATCCGTTAAAACGTTGAATCTAACAATATCATTCGTGAAATTACTAAATGGGTCCCACATCGGACAAATCTTTCTTTTTACTTCATTCGACATTTGCGCGCGATAACTCCATATATCATGTAATAAACGGAAATATCTCATATACTCTCGTCGATTCAGATCAGTAAACCAAGATACCTGTGTATAATTTCCCAATTGATCAATCTCCATGAAAAGATTTTGAGCTCTCTCTCTAAAAGGCATAACACGAATTGCTCTAATCTTGTTTATCATTTCCGTTATATTATAATTGCTAGCTTCTGATCCTAGATTTGCACGTAGAGTTGACATTGGGTATGTTTGCGGTATTAACAATTGATTTCCTTGTATGGTCTGTATACTTTCATCGACAAATTGCGATACTTGAGGTAAAGGTGATTCTCTTACTCTTGTCTTGGGTTTTGGTTTCGCCTTTTTCTCTATTTTTTGAGTAGATGCTATGTAGAATGGTTTTTGTTGTGAATCCAAGATGATTTTATTCAGTCTTTCTAATTTTCGTATTACTTCAATAATACGTGATATGTCTTCACGATTATAAGGGTTTAGCAATTTATAAGGACGGGTTTTCAATAGTTCCAAAAGTGAATTGTGGTCGAATCCATAAACGTAATTTCCGGATGGTGTTTCTTGACTATAACTAAAAAATTGGTCGAAAACAATTTCTTCTAATGGTTCCATAGTATAAAAATCAGTTTGATTAACACATATTGATCGGTTCTTCAATGCCGGTCCGCGTAAACTCAAATTCTTACGAACAAAATGCCCCCGTATTACTTTTTGAATCGATACAATTTTACGATTCATTTTAAAGAAATTCTCGATTCGATCTATCATTTTCTGTTTCGTACCATTTAGCGCAAAATCGTATATCAATTTGATCCGTTTCATATTTGTTGCTGAATAAATAGGTGATGATTTGAAAGATATTTCGTCTTTGTAATAGCGTAAAATAGACCGTAGATCTGGTATTTTCATTGAATTCAGTTTACCCGGTTGTTCGGGAAAATCTTTTACGGTAAATGGACAAATGTGTTCATCGATTATCTTGTCATCGTTTAATGATGCGTCCAAGAATATATCTACAATCTCATTTCTTATCAGTGTAAAATCAGTGGTGGAATTATCGATATCTTCTTCGTTAACAATACTGTTCGTGCGTACGTCGCGCATTTCGTATTGTCTAATCATTCTCGATAACATTATATAATTAGAAATTTTAATGGGTAATATATACTATTGTTAGATTTTTATTTTAAGTTGATTTCTCTATGTTATAACCTGATATTAACTACACCTCTTGATGGGATGATGTTAATTGTTTTCTTTGTGTCAACCATATGTATCGAGAAAAGACATCAAAAATGATGGTTTTTTGTTATATTGTGAAAAATCGATCCATAAAATTGATTTAAAGATTTGGAGTCAATGTAATGCATATTATCTCGAGTCTTAGCTAGTTATTTTATACCAAAAATGTCTTCTACACCTGTTGTTCTTTCTGCTTCCGAATGGGTTCCTTCCAAGGTCAAGTACATGCCTCCCAAGGTCAATGAACGTGGCGGGAAGTCGATCAATATGATCAGTACTCAATCAAATCGCTCCTTGCATATTACCACTCCCATGATGATGACATGGGGGGTCGCCGATTTCATTGGCGATAATGGTGAATCCGATGGCAAGTATAGTATTTCGCTCAATTTCCCTAACGACGAGTATCGCAAGCCGGCAACTGATGCATTCTTGCAGAAGCTCAAGGATTTTGAGAATCAGATTCTGGATGATGCTGTCAAGAATTCCGATTTATGGTGGGGCGAGGAGATGTCTCGGGAGGTTTGCAAACACACATTCTTCCCATTCTTGAAATACAGCAAGAACAAGGATACCAAAAAGATTGATTTGTCAAAGCCACCATCGATTCGTGCCAAGGTTCCCTATTATGATGGAAAGTGGCGTGTGGAAATTTATGATACCAAGGATACTCTAATCTTTCCTAGTGAAAATGATATGTTGACACCTGTTGATTTCATTCCCAAGCTGAGCCAGGTTGCTTGCGTTTTGCAATGCGGTGGCATATGGATTGGTGGCAAGGGTTGGGGATTGACATGGAAGTTGATTCAGTGTGTTGTAAAGCCACGCGAAGTAGTTAGTGTATATGGAAAGTGCCACATTCAATTATCAAGTGAAGATCGTGTTGCAATGGATACACAGGAGATCAAAGATCAAGACGATGATGAAGAAGAGGAAACGTCTGCTCCTTTGTCTAGAACTGCTTCAGTTCCAACTCCTCCAACTGTATTTGATACATCTGCCGCCGACAGTGATGCCGAACAAGATGATGCGGAAGACGAACCGGTTTCAGCACCTGCTCCTATCACCGAACCCGTTGTAAAGAAGAAGGTAGTCAAGAAGACTGCATCCGTAGAACAAACAGTAGAAACAGATACAGCTGTTGCCGTTGAACCAGAACCTGCTGCAAAGAAAAAGGTTGTCAAGAAGAAGGTTGTTGCATAGAAATACAAGATATACTTATAGATGCAGATTTATAAATGATATTATTATATGTCTTCGGTAGATAAATACATTTATCTACTGATAGACATTAAAGTAGAATTACAATAGAAACAAAAAATACACACATTATTTTGTGTATTTTTTTACTAATTGGGCAAATTGTTGCGAATCTGTTCAAGGACATAATTCATTCTTTTACGATACGTTTCTGGACTGATACATAATAGTTCGCATATTTTTCTTACAGGGTATCGTATTGTTAAGTCATAATAATGATATCGTAAGTAAAATATGTGCCTATTTTCTAAACCCATCGAGTCTACCAAATCGTGAATATCTTCTAATCTGGTCGAATCATCAATTTTTGTAAAACCGTGATTTGAGTAGCGCAAAAGTTTATCAAACGTCCAGTAATTTTCATAAGATATCAACGATCTTCTGTTTTTCATTCCAATGATACTTAAATTTTTTTGACTCATTATTTGCGAATGACTATATGGTTTCAATAATGTGGATTCTGTTAATCCTTTGTATAATTCTCCGAATATATAAGGTTTTGCATATATATGAAATGGTGAAGATCCATTATAATTAGAAATCGCTTTTGAGAATCCATGCATAGCGTATAACTGCATAGAATGAGGTTTTACTACCGATCGAACCGCTTTTTTATGAATCGTTAGAAAATCCTTAGTTTCTTTTAATGCCCATGGATAATAATGACGATATAAAATCTGTTTTGTTTTTTTCAGTATAATAGGGGGCGTTTCACTGTTAGAAATAATCGACTGTATCAAATGTACTTGGACGGTCGATAAGTATCCTACAGCTTGTCCAAGAATTGCAAAAACAAATAATAGTATATTCAACATAATACACTAGTATTTTATTTTACTACTAGTGTATTATTGCCAACGTTTAACCCTTTTCTATCTCGTAAATGAATGTGTTATCTGTATATGAACAAAAATATGTCCCCTACTTGATATATTGTAAATATCCTTTGTATTTATCCTAGAAATACCAGAGTTTGGTATTACCGTAGTTTGTTTCTCTACCATCATCAATTCTTTTCTTAAAACCGAAAATATACGTTCTCCAAGAGAAAAGTTTATAGAATCCATATTCCATAGTTTATCCAAGGCAATCCTTATTGAAACATGTATATTATTGTTTTCGTCTATTTCTACACCTTCTTGTAATATAGGAACACATTCAATATATAAGTCAGAACCGGAATTATCATATACCAATTCATGATGCCAGAGTGGAACTAAGAATGTTCCCCCGGCTTCTATTATTCTGTACAAATTATTTGAAAATAAATCGTCAATTGTTGGATGGAGAATGATCCGTTCTTCGCATATTTTACTTTCGTAAATTTCATCTATTTTGTCCAAGAAGGTTTCTGAGAAATAGAAAATATCCTTATGTATGCGCAATAATTCTCTTATTGTGCAAAAAACCTGTTTATCTAATCTTCTTAAAAGATCAAGGGCCTTTGGTTCACATTTCTCAGTTATATAGTTAACAACACTGCGTAAAATCTTGGATTTTATATCTTTGAATCTACCTGATTCCAATATTGGTTGTAAAAATGAAAACAGTGTATGTATATAAGATTCACATCGAATATCATTTTCTTGGTCATGGGTGTCTCTAACATCAAAACCATATGAATTCTTATAATTTATTAAATACTCGTATGACTCCTTTATGAGTTGGAATTTTTTAGTTGTACCTGGATTTCGATTCTTATCTGGATGGTATAAAAGAGCATACTTTCTGTATTGTCTTTTTAAATCCGCCTCTGTCCAAGATGTGTCAAAAGGGTCTATATCTAAATGCAGACATGCCTGTTTGTAATCCATTTTACTATCCATTATCAAGTCTAATAATTCAATGTATCTTTGTTAGTAATAAAAGGAAAATATTCTCTAAGTGATAAATGGGTCTATAATTGTTATTGTAGTATTTTAAAAATGTGTATGTCTTGTCTAAGATGTGTGATACGTCCTCGGATTTAATCTTTTTTAATGTGATGAAATGAGTAAATATATACCAAACGCATTCAACTGCATCAATGTTGTATATCAATATATCGTACAATATATCACGGAATGTGGTTATTATTAAGTTATCTGGATTCATTAATTCATGTATTATTGCATCACACACATTATTGAATACTTCTTTCGGTAAATTAGATTGTTCCACTGAAGATATCGTTCTTAATTCTTTTAGATTTAATATATCACTTGAATCGATGTTGTCCAAGACTGTTTCTTTTTTTGTTTCTTTTTTCACTGTATTATGAATACTCTTCACATTCATATTTTGTGCTTTTTGATATGATAAATTGGATATTTGCTTAATAAATAATTCCGATAAAGATTCTGCCGTTGTAGGTTTCTCCGGTACAGATGAAACTATTTTGTTTTCTAGTACGGCGATATTTCGTTTATTGGATGACCTTTGTCCAAGATTTACAGTAGGAGGCGGTGGAGGAGGACTCCTGTGATTAACAGGTTTTTCGTCTGGTGTTTTTATTATAGTAGATGTCTCATTTGAACTCACACTGGAAATAATACTGATATCTCTATCTTGTATAAACTGTAAATATTCTTTATACAATTCTTTTGATGGACGTTTCATATTAATAATAATACAATTGTCCAAGATGCGCGATGATAAGAAACTCAAATGTTCTGTTATTAATATGAATTTTATATGAATATTCAGTTGCGGATGATTATACTGTTGCATATAACTATAGAAAATGTCCAAGAGTTCTGTGTGAATAGAATGAAAATTCTTACATACAATGATGCCATTTTTATCCGATTTCATAGAAACAATATCTACTATTTGACTAAAGATTTCATGCCATACAATCTTAGAGTTGCAACCAAGAAGTGCCATGTCAATCTCATAATGAATATCGCTTATTTTATATATATATGTTTGTTTCTCAGTCTGAATAATCATTTGTTTATCATATTTTAATCCACTTGGACTATATTTTTGAATTAATTTTAACATTTGTGAATATTTTCCGATACCAGAAGAACCATATATAATTACATTTCCAAACTGCGATATATTTTGCGGAAAGCACTTTCTGTAAATATCCATTTCTGGATGTAGATCAATTTGATCAAGCGAATTTATATATTCTTCGAAGTGAGTTTCGTAATATTTCATTCTGTATTGAGTATGAAATATTTCATTCTGTGTATTTATATCTTTTACTACGAGGATGCATTACCCGTCCGTGGTGGATCCGATTAACTTCGACAAGTTGTTTGCATATATAATATCAGCAATAGAACATCCTATTATACCTGCAAAACTAACTACTAATAACATTCTGTAATACCCCGATACGTTTCCGGGAAACTGTAAGAATATATATACCAATAAAATCATAAGAATTGTGCATATAATATAAAGTGTTCGATAGATTGATAATCGCCAATTGTTATCTCTAGATATTTTAATTGAGCGGAATCTTTTGTATAGATAAGAACATGTTATTATTGTTAATAGTGCAGCTACAAATTGCAATCCACCGCCAATTATGAGAATCCACCAAATTGGAACGGATATCTCTGTTTGTACGCCTATACTATTTGGTATGTTTGGGAAGTATAACGATTTCATAGATCTGCCAGAATCCTTTATTATGTCCAAGAATATTGCTACACTTAATATGGTTTGTAATACGAATATTGATGCATATCCAATAATTGCGGTTTGTTGATTATAAGTAGCAATGAATGCAACAATAAATAAACAGCTCAAAAATATGTATTTTATAAAAGGGAAACAAATGGCCATTTTTACAAATTAACTATTAAATCTATAATATTATACTATTTTATTTCTTGGATTATATATGACTTTTAACCAATGAAATGATAGTATTTGGACTACAGTTTGCCCAGTTTCCTGTGAAACCTTTTAATGTAATGAATTTCGGTGATCTCATCTCACTCGTTTTGTAAAATATATATGGACCGAATTTTCCACGACGAATACTAGTATCTGTATCGATAATTCTCAATATGGATTTTTGTGTTTTGGCAGGTCCTCTAGTAGTCAATTCATTACTTTCTTCAGATTCTTTGTTATGTTCCTTTATCTTATGGGTTTCCAAGAAATCTATTGCATCTTGAAGAGTTATTTCATCTCTAGGTTTGTCTAGTGATTTAATAGACGTATTTTCACCGTTCCATTCTAAATACGGTCCATATTTTCCAGTTTTTACATGCACAGAGAAACCTTTATATACTCCAAGATCTTGGTTTTTCTTTTGAACTAATTCTTCCAAAGAATATTCGCCTCTTTTTAGTTTGTCTATATCTATTTCTAATCCCGACTTTATGGATAGATATTCCGATTTTTTTTCATTCTGTGAATCTTTATCTTTTTTACACCGAATAGCTGGACCTTTTGTTGTCATGACAAAGACATGGGATTCGTCTATATTTATTTCTTGTCTTTTCATAGATGATAGATTCTTGGACAGTTTACTAATTTCTCTATCACACTCTTTGCAAATATTACTATTTTCATTATCGTCATATCCATTCCCATCGATAACAATTTTTGCTATGGCGTCAAGTTTATCTTCCATGGAGCTTGTATAATCATATGAAAAAAGAGAATCAAAGTACTTGATTAGAAATTCTATACACAATATGCCTACGGGTTGTATACGAAGTTTTTGCTTTTCTCCCCCCAATTCCTTTTTTACTATCTGTTTGTCTAAGACTCCATTCTGACGTAAGATAAATTCGGTGCACTCTTTTTCGATACCTGGAATGTCAGTACATTTTACATACCCTCGATCTTGGACAGTATCAACTAGTAAAGAAAATGTAGAAGGTCTACCAATCCCCAAGTCTTCTAGTTCTTGTATTAATCCAGCTTCAGTGTAATGTGTTTTTTTACCTTTTATATGAATTTTACTTTCAATTAGTGTGTAATCTATCCGTTTTCCTATTTGAGATTGTAGAAAAAATAGTGTCGATGAATCGGAATCGATGTTTTTCTCTTGGATACCCACCTTTTTCCATCCTAGAAACGATGGTATTTCCAAGATCTTCTCATATGTTGTTTCATATGGTGCTGATATAGATGCACAATGATTTTTATATTCAGCATCTGACATACAACTTTCTACTGTGTTCCTCCATATAAGTGCATACATGGATATCATTCTTGGATTATTTGACGCTAATTCACTCGATATATCTTTAAGATTAATGTTCGTGCAACGGATTGCCTCGTGTGGATTTGCAGGATCATTGTTTGTTATGTTTTGTATTTCTCCTACATAGGTTTTTTTTCCAGGTTCATCGTATTCTTTTTCAATATATCGTTTTGCTATGTCCAAGAATAATGAACTGTATTTTGTATTTTCTGTACGCATGTATGTTATGTATCCATTTTGATACAGTTCTTGGCAAGTTTGCATAGTCTGTTTAGGAGATGAACGCAATATACTGCTTGCAACTTGTAAAAGTCTTGATGTATTGAATGGTTTTGGCACCTTTTTTATTACTCGTTTTTCCTTTCCTATGTCCAAGATGTGATGAAAATCCTTGGATTCTTTTAAGAACCCTTCGATTTCTTCTATGTTTTCAAAATCACGATTCAATGTAAAATCTAGTGTGAGACTACTAAATACTCCTCTTGTTTTGTAGATCAACTCTGGTTCGGATTCTCGACAGAGTTTTTCATTGTCATATATAAGACGTAATGCGGGCGTCTGACATCTTCCTGCAGAAAGTGCATGTCCCTTGGATGATTGTTGGATATGTTTCCATAAAAATGGGGATATTCGAAATCCTACTATAATATCCAATACTTGTCTCGCTTGTTGTGCCTTCACTAATTGCATATCTAGCCGTCTTGGACATCTAATCGCTTCATGTATGGCAGGTTTGGTTATCTCATGGAAGACAATGCGGTTATCTATATTGGTAGGTAGATCAAACAATTGGTAGATGTGCCAGGCGATTCCTTCACCTTCGCGATCATCGTCTGTTGCAATCAATACACGATCCTTTGGATATTCCTTGATGATGGATCTCATCCATTTTACGTGATCCTCTTTTTCTTTGATGATGGTGAATTTGGGTGTATAGTTGTTTTCAATATCAATATCCTTTAAACCTGTTATTTCTCGGATATGTCCTTTACTTGCAATACATTGGTACTGTTGTCCAAGATACTCTTCTATCTTGGCGCATTTGGATGGTGATTCTACGATCACCAAATAGGATGAATAGGATGCATCTGATGATACATTTGAATAGATTATTTTGTTTGATAAAACCGGTGTATTTGATACAAATGCCGTTTTTTTGGATTTCGTAGCAACTTTTTTGTATAATTTTGGACCCATTAGCTATTGTAGTATATTGTTTATTTTTTATGCAGTTTTCTTTTTCACAAAAAAACAAATTGATAAAGTATAATGGTGTGTAAAATTGATAAATATTTTTAATAGAAACAAACTATACACTACAAAACAATGAAAACTATGGTGAATAATAGCCGCACATATGTAGACGATTTAATTCCAGGACAAACCTATTTTGTCATCCAAGAGTGGAACATGGATAATAGCCGTCGAAGATATCCTTTGCTTTTCCAAGGCGAATTTATTCGGTATTATCATTGGAACCATACAAGCCGTGTAGAATTTTTGGAAAATGGCAGTATTCGAACTATTAGTTCTTGCAACGAATTTTACCGGGTGATTCCGATGTTCACGCCATCCATGAATGAATCTATTATACAACGTGCCAGGCTGATAACAAACCCAAAATTATCGTTTGAACAACTCCGTGATATCGAATACAATCCAATGATTGTTATGAAACATCCTGAATATTATTTTACGGATACTACACTGGATCAATTCTTCTTAGGTGGTACACCCTCCTATATTCACGATACAATAAACGAAATGGTATAAACATATTTATATAGTATATGTGTAAACCCATTAACCAAGAAAAACAATCAAACATAAACTAAAAATCATAAACCATGGAAAAACAAGAAGAATATCGAATATTTATAGACGATCGGTCTTACACCAGTTGGACATTTCAAAATCCATACACAAACACCGAATGTAAAGATCCACCAGCAATAGACCCAACAAAATACAAACTGTTTTCAAAGGATATTTTTTCTATTGACACGTGCCCAATATGCCCAATAAATGGTAAGACTGAGCCCAAGATAACTGTGAACTATTCGCCTATACGTAGTGCAAAAACCCTGGCAGGAGTCTTGCAACTTAGTACGAACAAAACCTATGGGCGAACTGCGAACAAAAAGCGCCTATTATATAAGTGTATTCCAGATGACAAACACTTACCCGTTTTTTTAGTACCCTATGAAATCACCCTAGGATTTAACAAAGTTCACCCAAATAAGTACGTTGTATTTCGATACGATCATTGGGACAATAAACATCCGTATGGTATATTAGTAGAAACCATAGGAGACGTGAACCAATTGGAGGCATTTTACGAATATCAATTGTATTGCAAAAGTCTGCACGTATCTTTAACACAAACCACCGAGTCCGCGAAGAAGGCTTTATCAAATCGCGACTATATGAAAGATATGATGGAGGATAAACGGTTCTGTGTCCAAGATCGCACAGAAGAATATGTTTTTACCATTGATCCAACCAATAGTCTCGATTTTGATGACGGGTTTTCGATAAGACCGCATGACACTGATTCTACAAAAACCGTCGTAACCATCTACATATCGAACGTCTATATGTGGTTAGAAGCCTTGGGACTATGGAATTCATTAAGCAATCGAGTATCAACTATTTATTTGCCGGATCGAAGGCGACCCATGTTGCCCACAGTTTTGTCCGATGCCCTGTGTAGCTTGCAAGAAGGACAAACACGTTTTGCATTCGTTATGGAGGTAGTTGTATGCCAAGATGGCAAAATCGATCCATCACCCCATTTTTATAATGCGGCGATAAAGGTTCGCAAGAATTACCGATATGAAGAATCGACCTTATTGCGTGATTTGAAATATAAACAACTGTTGGATTTGACAAAGAGAATGGATCGTTTTATAGAAGATAGTCATGATGTGGTGTCGTTTTGGATGATACAAATGAACACAATTTGCGCCGTGGAACTATGCGAGGCAAAAACGGGAATTTTTCGATCGGCGTGTTTCACCAACAATACAGTTCGCGAAATAGTGGATGCATCAACGGAGGACAAAGGGTTAAGTGATGAAACCCGCAGGGTCATCCAGATGTGGAATAATACATCGGGACAGTATATTCAGTATTCACCAGACGCCACTATAGTAGGTCATGAACTTATGAAATTGAAATCCTATATTCATATAACGAGTCCGATCCGACGTTTGGTTGATCTACTTAATCAGATGATATTTAGTGAGTCTATCATGAAGATTGCACCCAGCTCAGAAGCCGCAGAATTTATGGATCGTTGGTTAAAACAGCTTGAATATATTAATACATCAATGCGTTCGATTCGAAAAGTCCAAACCGATTGTGAAGTTTTGCACCGATGTATGACGACACCTGAATTAATGGAGATGATACACGAAGGAACACTGTTTGATAAGATAGTGAAACATGATGGAACCATAACCTATATGGTATTTATTGAAAAATGGAAGATGTTGTCTAGAATCAGCACGAACCAGGATATACCGAATTATTCTGTTGCGCAATTTAAGATATTTTTGTTTGAAGATGAGGATCAAACTAAGAAAAAGATCAGATTGCAAATTGTGTAAATTATTTGTATTTTCTACATCAAAAAATTGATTTATTTACTTACTATTCTATGAAAGATATATACTCTTGCATAGAACTCTTGAATCATGCGTTTTCTCATTTTAACCCTATTCTATATTCAGGTTATCTTGAATACAGAATCTTTTATTCATATGAATTATCGTAGAATGTATCGCGTAATTCAACACAAGCATTTTGCAGAGTACCAACAAAAGACAGATTACCAACAAAAGACAGATTACCAACAAAAAACAAAACCCGAAACAAAAACTGAACCTAAACCCAAAACAAAAATCCTTCGTCCATCTTGGATGAAAATACCAGAATCATATAATGAATTGCTATGGAACGACAAACAAATATTATGGGGTCCATACAATAAACCCAAAAATAACACGTCAGAAGGGAATGCGACATATTCACGCGTTTCAAAGGGTACTCCACCATTCAATCCAACAATGTCTCTACAAAACTCTTTCATAAATTCCGTAAAAAAACAAACAAAAACGAAACAACCTATATACACATTCGTCGATTCACATCATCTATCCATGTCTTTCGCCTAATGCCTAATGTAATTTAGATATCATCGAAATCAACTATATTCACCTGGGGTCCGTCTTTTTTTTGTTCAATAATATTTTCATCCATTGTTTTTTCAAATGTATTGAAGATTGGCTCTGCGTCATTGGTGAACTCTAGTCCATCGGTTTGTGTATTGAACGACCCGCCTTGTTTTGAAGCGTAAGCTTGATCCAATGAAGTTAAATCAATACCGGGGGTTGCACGCAAAACCCTAACATCAGCTATATCATACACCTCCAATAAATCACACTCTTTTTTCTTCGATGAGAAATCGCGAAGTCCTATCATAACGAGTGATCCGGATCCAACCAAATTATTGCTTTTGTTTCTTCCGCGAAATTTACCGCGAATATAACATAAAATAGGTTCACCTGAATCGGTTATCACCTCACACATACCATTGCCAAATAATTTATTCACCATGGCAAAGTGTGCACCCTCTTCTAATTTGGTTCTAACAGGTCCACGACCAGACGATACCAATTTTCTTGCTTGACTCTTGTGTCCAGAACCACCTTGTGTATTGCGTACCATTCTTGTAGTGTATGTTTTATATGAATATTTGTCTAGGTATCATACATATTATGTGTAATCAATTTTATGATGTTATTGTCCATCAGTTGATAACTCAATTTATCAAGTGAAATACATATAGAGTTATCAATCGTCTTGGATACAATAAGTATCCTTTTACATTTATTTTTATACTTATAAAAACCAATAATCACATATGCAGTCTTTATCAGCAACGTTCGAAGATGCCGTCAAGTACTCATTTTTATCCAGACTAAAAACTAACAATATTATTTTGGATACTATATTATCTACTGTGGTACTAAGTGCATTAAGTTATGCAATGAATTACATATATAGATATGAACGTAAAATGCAATCTTTTTCATCTATTGTATTTTATGTAAAGTCCGCCCTCTTCAAACGATACACTTTGACTATTGATGGACACAAAACAATATCATCGTCCTTATATAATCGTTCGCCATGTGTGTCGTTGTCATTCAGTAATCAATTCAAGGCAGTTTGGTATTATTTACTGGAAAATATGGACAAGAATGATACTATTACAGATATCAAAGAAATCAACAATGATTTATCCGCAGTTTCTCGATCTTGTGTGGATAATGACCATAAAACTCCTACCGAAACAGATGAACATAATATGTTTATTGTATCCCAAAAACGACCGTTCATGATAAACCATGATATGCAAATTTGTGCTATGGTAAATTTCAACGAACACGAAAACGAGTATGATGGTAAAAAAGGTGAAAACGGTTCTGGGTCTATAAGATATGAGAGAATTACTATAGTTCTTTATTCCTTTCATAGTGAACTGTATAAAATAAAACAGTTTTTGCAAACTATAACACAAGAATATTTGGCAAATATTGAGAAGAAACGTCGCAATAAAAAGTTTATTTATATGCTGTCAACCACCAAATACAATGAATATAGGTACGAATGTTGGTCGGAACATCCTTTTGAATCAACGCGTACATTTCAGAACATGTTTTTCGACGGAAAAGAAAATGTCCTTGGAAAAATAGATTTCTTTTTGAATAATCGAGATTGGTACTCGGAAATGGGTATACCTTATATGTTGGGTATAGGTCTTCATGGATTACCCGGAACAGGAAAAACGTCTTTTATAAAAGCACTAGCAAATAAGACGGGTCGACATATTGTAGTTTTGTCCTTGCAGATGATAAAAACGCAAAAACAACTCAACGACTTTTGGTACGAAACACAGTATAGTTCAAACAATCGGATTGGAGGGATTGATTTTTCGGATAAGATTATGGTTATCGAGGATATTGATTGTGCAGGAGACATCATTTTGAAACGATTTTACCAAGAATCGTACAAGACTAAGGAGAATAAAAAAGACACTAAGATTAGTGATAAAAAATCAAATGATGGGGAAATCATGGTTAATCCCATTATGAATGATGATACACCAATACGATTGGATGATATATTGAATATTATTGATGGATTAAGAGAAACTCCTGGACGAATTCTTATATTAACTAGTAATCATTATGATAAACTAGATGATGCTTTAGTTCGTCCTGGTAGAATCGATATTACTGTTTCTATGGGTAAGGCGTCAAAGGAAGTAATAAAGGAGATGTATAGATACTACAATGGTAAGGAGATACCAAAAAGAAAGTTGAAGGATATGGAAGGATTAGTAGGTGCGGAGATAATGAATAAGATAGTGTGAAATGAAAAAAGGAAAAAGAAGAAAGAGAAACCAAAAAGAAAAAAAGTAAGTGGGTGTAATGTAAAGTAAGTGTAGTAAGTATAGTTATATATAGAATTAGAGAGGTACAAAGGCGTCATTGACAAGCTTGCCGAGAAGAGGATTGCCGAGATTAGAATCGGGAGAATAGAGAGAGCCATCAGAATCATCAAGAAGATAGAGGACAGAATCAATGTAAATTTCGCGAGTTTGGATGTCTTCGGAATCGGCATCGGGATCGGAATTGGAAGAAGAATTGGAAGGAGGAATGGAAGAAGAATTGGAAGGAGTGGGTTCAATGGCGGAAATATTCATGTTGGATTTTTTGGTTTGTTTGGAAGTTTTGGTGGGTTTGGGATCGGAAGTTTTTTTAGCACGAGGTTTCTTGACCTTGGTTTCGATAACAGGAGGAGTTTCGATAACAGGGACAACAGGAGTTTCGACAACAGGTTCTATAACAATAGGAGTTTCGATAACAGGAGAATAAGCAGCGGCAACAAGTTGTGCAACAAGATTGTCTTGTGTATCATTGGATACAATGACATTTTTCTTGGCTCTGACCTTCTTGGGAGCATTAGGATCCTTAGGTGCACGAGGAGCTCTCTCTTTCTTAGGAGCATTGGGATCCTTAGGTGCACGAGGAGCTCTCTCTTTCTTAGGAGCATTCGGATCCTTAGGAGCACGAGGAGCTCTTTCCTTCTTGGGAGCATTGGGATCCTTGGGAACACGAGGAGCTCTTTCCTTCTTGGGAGGTTTAGGAGGAGCATTACGTGTAGTAATAAACTTGCGAAGAGTTTTATTAGTCAAGGAATAAGCATCAAGAGAAGAATTGAGATGAGAAGTTTGAAGTTCGAGAGAATCACAAACATGCAAAGCAGTCAAGGAAGACTCAAAAGATTCTTCAGAAAGAATGGAGGCATCCTTCAAAGAATTCAACAACCAAAACTGGAAAACAGCGAGTTTCTGAAGTTTGGCAGGGAGAGCGGGTTTCTTGACACGAGGAGGTTTGACAACCTCAACAGTCTGAGAGACAACGATATTGACGATGGAATCAGAAGACATAGTAGAAAACGAGTATTAATAATAATTGCTTTAGAAGCGTGCAATAAAAAAGAAAGAAAAAAAGCCAATCAATTTTATGTAAAAAAGAGCCCCCTTTTCTAGATAACAACTTTGGTACCCCATTCCAGACCCTTTTCTATAAACTAAGTTTGGTACCCCATCAATACCCTTTTCTATAAACTAAGTTTGGTACCCCATCAATACCCTTTTCTATAAACTAAGTTTGGTACCCAATTCCATAAAATGAATGAAAAATCGATATCCTACTCATTTCTGAATATCTGACTCATTTCTGAATAAGTATTTGTATGGATAAATATCAAATCTTGGATAGAATGTAGTAAAGAACGTAGTAAAGAATGTAGGGAGGAGAATAGAATAGAATACTACAGCAAAGATATAGTATTCTATATAGCGGAATCAAGAGTCTTGGTCATGATGGTCATGAAAACCAAAACAAAGATCCGAACATGTCTATTAATGAGATAGTATCCATCCCATTTATAAATGGTAGGATAATTCTTGGAATAGAGAAACAAAATGAAATAGGAAATCGAAAAGGAAAGAAGAAAGGCATCAAAAGAAGGAACATCATGAATCTGTGCAACATAACCGATGAGACTATTAGCACTAACAAGTTCTTGTGATAAAGCGTGTGGAATAGATGTAGCAATACCCCGAACAGTCAACAAAGTCTTCAAAGGAGTAAAACCAATAACAAGAGGAAATAGTCCAAGAAGAATGAAAGAAGATAACATAATTATCGTTTTCTAAGTAATGGATCATTAGGAATCATAGCACAATCTAGATCAATTTTCCGAAGTTCTTTGATTTCAATCATCTTGGACACATTAGAAAGGGGAACATCATTAGGAAGAGTATTGTTATTGTTAGAATCAATGAGTTTGACAATATTATTCTTCCGAGGCCGTTTAACAGTCTTGGACTTGGAATTATAAAGAGCCAAGATATGCGAGACGACAGCACTTCTTTGTACATCAGTACCATTCATCTGAATCAATTGAATAGAAGGATCAACACCAGGATGATACCTGTTTAAAAAGTCCAAGAGTCCATTATCCAACATACGATCACTCTGTTTCAAATCCCCCGTAATGACCATCTTGGACTTTCTACCCAAACGAGTCAACATCATCAACATCTGATTAGGAGAAGAGTTTTGCATTTCGTCAGCAATAATAAAAGAACGATGAAAGGTCCGGCCCCGCATAAAAGCCAAAGGAGAGATTTCAATAACCCCATTTTGAACCATAAGATCAATATCTTTTTGAGAATAAAACTCTAACAAAATATCGAAAATGGGTCGTGTCCAAGGCGCCATCTTGGCAATCAAATTGCCAGGTAAAAAGCCCAATTCTTCTTCAACGGACACCATAGGCCGGGTTAATACAATTTTTTGCACAGTACCCCGTTTCAATTCTTGGACAGCTTGATTACAAGCAAAGAGTGTTTTGCCAGTACCGGCAGGACCAAGACCAAAGACAACAGAGACATTAGGATTTTGCAAATGTTGTACATACAATTCTTGGTTGATACCACGAGGAGAATAAGAAGGAATAGAGAATCGTGAATTGACTTGTCCAAGATTGGTAGAAAAGGAATGTTTAGGAGCTCTCATAGACAAATGCCCCGCACCCCTAAATATGGGAGAAATAGCGGTAAAAAGGAGAGCATACCTGGAAATCTTGGACAACATAGAGATATATAGACGTATGATCCAAGAATGTTTATGTAGTTTTATATCCCCACATTGTGATAACGTAAAATCTAATTATAATGTATAGTACAGTATAATGAGTACAGTATCTACAAAAATGGAAAAAATGGAAAAAATTATAAAAAACCCTGTAAAATTCAAAAAATTCAAAGAAACGTTTGAAGATCTGTATAAAAATTTATCTGAAATATATCCACAAATATATGAAGTGTATACGATATTTATGAGTAAAGCAGGATATGTAATTGTTGAGGAAGGTGGAATTGAGGAAGGTGGAATTGAGGAAGGTGGAAAAAAGGGAGGAATGCATATAGGCAGCAGTGTAGCATCATCATTACCGTTCCCATCACATTATTCGAGTAATCATTCGTCCATAAAAAATAGAGATACGTTAAACTTCCAAGAACTAATAATGTTGATAGCTTTTACAATAGTTTTCCTTCGTTATTTTCCGGAAATTTATCGAGTAATGATAAAAAGAATAAAAAAAGGAGGAAAAAAGTCGATGAAAATGAGGAAATCGAACCGAACTGTAAAAAAACGATAAATCAATCGGAGTCGGAATCATTTTCATGTTCATCTTCATCACCATGAACGGATGGAGGAGGAGAACAGGAAGGTGTAGTAGGAACAAATTCAGTAGAAACAACCTCTTGAATATTGGTAGCGGATTGTAAAAAGATATTAGGTTTAGTGGGTATATAAGGTTGATTACGTCGGTGTCCAAGAAGTCGCGTACAATAGGATCGTGTATGCCCAAAACGAAAACAATTCTCACATTGAGTCTTGGACAAGACGGGACAAACAACAGGTCTACTAGGAATACGATTATCCCTCAAAAAATGGTTGGTAGGAAGTTGTTCGTTCTTGGACCTAAGTAAATTCAAATTGAAACAATGTCTACATACAATAATGTTTTTTTGATTCATATGTCCAAGATACAAATAGAGAACAAAAAAGATCCCTGAAAAATACGAAAAAAAGACTTCAACAAAGTCTCTTTTTCGACAAACATCCAAGTCTATTTGTTTATTCGGAATCTTCATCATCAGAGTCGACCATATCGGCCCAACATTTTTGTTTGTACATATGGGGTTTATATAAATTTTTATTCACAAAAGTGGTTTGTTGGACAAAATCATTGTCCAACAAATCAAAGGAGGGCACACGAGGACGTTTTTCATCGGCATCTTCTTCTAAACAACATGCGACCTCTTCTGCTGTATCCTCTTCTACCTCCCCATCTTCTAAATCAAGACCGGAAAATGCATTGGAAGTAGGTACAACAGAGACTTTTGCAATAACCACGGGTTTGGGAGGTAGAAATCCTCTGAATCCAAAATAGGCATCGGAATCTAGAGGATCAAGACCCTTCTTGGTACACCAGAAATCCGCATGACCCATTTTGTTGCAAGAACCACAACGAGTTTTCAACATGACAGGGCAAATGAAACGCTTGCAAGGATCCCGATTGTCCCTGAGCCAATGGTTGGTAGGGAGTTGAGAACCCAAAGAAAGTCTCTTGTTCAAATGCACACAGTGTTTGCATTCAACCTTGGACTTGCATACAGAATCGAACTTTTGCATCTTGTTGTGTCTTGCAGCCTTGGACATCTTACGATAAAACTATGATAGAATCTATAGAACGCTTTTAATAATATTTTATTTCCTTGAAAGGAGTGCATTCCATCCAATGGAGAAAAAGCACATCAATTTTTTAGTTATTCAATAGATGGGTACCAAAAAAGGCTCGTTTCTCGATATCCCACTCATTTCTCGATATCCCACTCATTTCTCGATATCCCACTCATTTCTCGATAACTATACTATAATAGATGTTTTGCAATATGGGGGTGGGGGGTACCAAAAAGTTTATATAGTAAAAGATACCATATAAGAACGCTTTGTAGAGGGCTTGAACCTCTGACCAACGGATTACGCCCGAATGAAACCATCAAAAAGTTTATATAGTAAAAGATACCATATAAACCATATAAGAACGCTTTGTAGAGGGCTTGAACCTCTGACCAACGGATTACGCCCAAATGCACCATATAAGAACGCTTTGTAGAGGGCTTGAACCTCTGACCTTTCGGTTAACAGCCGAATGCTACTACCAACTGAGCTAACAAAGCAAAAAGGGGGTGGCTCACCCGATCAGGGACTTGAACCCTGGACCACTAGCTTAAAAGGCTAGCGCTCTACCGACTGAGCTAACCGGGTAAAAAAAAGTGTGAACACCACACTACACATCTACGATACATAATCTATTATATCCTTTATATTCGTTTTACACCAAAACGTTTATTATTCTAAGACACATATCTAGGGTTGTCCAGGTCGATACCAAGATGCAACACCAATATCATCACAACTACCATCAGGGAATGACGTAATAATAGGAGAAATCTTGGACAAAATATCATCACGTTTCTCTTGCCAAGTAGAGGAACGAGGTTGAATGCCACGTTGAGGTGCAACATATATCCATTCCTGACGCCAACGACGCTCAGCTTCTGCACCGATTTCTGCACCATTTGCACGAGATAAGAACAAAATGTCCGCAGGATGGTCCAAAGAAAACACATCCGCAACCCCATCAGAAAACACATGCACGCGAACATCTTGGCCATCAGTATATGGGATCACCATGGAATCGGGAGCATATCCTGTAATATCGTGATGGCCTAATGACTGCGTAGGAGCGAGTGTAGGTCCATTCGGGAATACTGCACGACGAGAAGGCACCATAGTTAATTCCGTAGGAGACAATACCTCCTGACGCCAGCTTTCACGAGATTCGAAACGAAACTGTGATCCATACATCCCACGAATACGTTCAATCTCGGTAGGGTTGCTAGAACAATGACCACCATTCACATAACGTAAAACCCCATCAATAAACACCATAGTATGAGAATCACCCACATTGGTGCATTCGATACGATCCGAAAAGATGCGTGCAATGGATGCGGTAGAACCAGACAAATTCCCATACTCCGATTTTAATCCATCGAAATGGGTAATCAGTGATTGCATAGGGTTTTCTGTAGCCAATAACGTAGACAAAGGAGACTGTTTCAATATATACGTAAATGCACGTGTAAGGACCCCTGTAGAAGATCCATGACCATCAAACACCGCCAAGATATCACAATCACCTTGTGATTCAGTACCGCGATGTGTCATACAATACACAAAATCTTCGCCCTTATCTAGGGGGAGATCACTGGTCGTCAAAGTTGCACCGTGAAGCAATGCATCCGGGGCATTGACCACCAAAGAAGGCAAGGCAGTTGCCAGGGGGTTTGAAATAGGGGATACAGCAGAAGAACTCATTGTTAAAACTTGTTAAAACTTGTTAAAACTTGTTAACACTTATTAATAATTTATTTGCGCTTAGGCATACCATCCATCATACACACGAAAAAGCGCATCAATTTTCTAGATGAAACACCATCCTAGTTTACAAACCCCTCCCTTCTAAGTTAAAACCTTGGTAAAAACTGATAACTCAATATCCTACTCATTTATCAATATCTCACTCATTTCTCGATAAGTATTGATTACGGTGATTTGGTCCAAGGCTTGGACAACGGGCTTGGCTGGGGGGCCATGCAGGGTGGTTGGGGTGATGGGCTAGGGTTGGTGGGGACATTTCCAACTGATCTCTAACAAGGTCTCTAACAAGGTCTCTAACAAGGTCTCTAACAAGGTCTCTAACAAGGTCTCTAACAAGGTCTCTAACAAGGTCTCTAACAAGGTCTCTAACAAGTTCCCTAAAAAAATCTATCAAAAAAAATCTAACAAA